CTTGGAAAGGTACAAGATTTATATTCTCTAATAATCCAGTTGAACTGTTTGTTGTCTTAGTAGACTGCTTCCATGTAGCATTTAAATCACTAACGATTATTTTAGCAAAGTTTCCTAAGTAAAAATTGGTTGTTGCCCTGCTTTGAATAATTGGTAATATTTTATTTTCAATAGTACCTTCGATATCAGTTTGGTTATTGAATGTAAAAGTTTGTTTTTCTTCAAACTCTTCTTTGTAAATAACTCCGTCGCTACCATACAAATTTGTGCTAGAATATTTTCCGGTAACATCTTTTAAATCAAAGTATCTGCTAATACCACTAGATACTCTATTAGTGGATTTTACTTTGACAATTTCTTGATTGGTTGAAGCAGGGTATACATTATAATCTTCACCAGTTATCATTCTGTTTTGTGTGTAATAAGTTTGAGGAGCATTTGCTCTAATGCTTACATCAGATTCACTTGTTGTTGCATTTGTTACTGCTGATTTAAGTTCTAACCCAATAGTTAATGTTTCTGTTTTTCCTGTCCTGCTAAGATAATCAATACTAACTTGTACATCAGTTATTTCATCAGGCTTGATTCGCATAGGTCTATTAGCACTTGTTCTATAAAATGCCTGGAACGTTCCACTAGGTACATTACCAAAAGTACCGTCAGCAAAAATCATGCTTATGTTATCATCTGCTCTTGTTTGAACCACATAAAAATCTCTCACAGACTTGTTTACACTATTGTATATTGCGTTGTTTCCTTCTACAGCATCTACTTTTGTCCAAATTTTTTCTACAAGTCCTCCGTTGTTTAATTGATAAAGCCAAACATCTGTATCATTAATATTTTCTGCTTCAATTGTAATCCTTTGATTAGCAACTACATTTTCAATGGCAAATGTACTACTTTGTAAAGACCCTTGCCTAAAGTGAGCAAAATAACCTGTATTACTACTTCCGTTTCCTCTGCCATCTTCTCTATACATAACTTGTAAAGCGTTTCCTGGTAACGGTGCTTCTTCAATTAGTGTTCCTGACACACTATCAATCGCTGTTGATACAACTTCAAAATTAGCTGGTAATCCGTTTACTGTTTTTGAAAAACCGTATACAGGAAGTTCTGTATTTGATTGATTAAATTTATATCCTTGAGTTAATACACCATTTATTGTAGCACTTACTCTTGGTTTTCCAATAGTGTTGTTTTGTGGTAAAGCGGCATTCAATACTCTTCTGAACTGTTCATCCCAATTAGAGTTTGAAGGATCGTTCCAAATGATAGTTTGATCAGCGATGTTTGTTCCGCTACTGTCTATTAGTGATTCGGTAGTTTGTACACTTTCAAATTTCAATAGTCCGTTAGCGGCTCTATTTCTACGTGGATTGTAAGATAAAAGTCTTGCTAGTCTTAATACAGATTCTCTACGTTCAGCTAGTTCTAAGAAGTTTTCTCTAGCATTAAGATCAACTCTGTATGAAATATTTTGTCCAAGAAAAGCAATAATGTCTATTAGAGCAAGAAATTCTGATGTTTCAATATAGTCATTGAAATCTTCAGGATAATTGTTTCTTAAGTAGGTTATCATGACTCTTCTTAGAGAGTCAAAATCATAACTTCTAAACTCTGCGTTGCGAAAACTTTGGTATACTTTCTGCCAGTCTTCAGCAAGTAATAATCTATTTTGTCTATCAGTAGACGACATGTGCTTTCCTTAAATCTTATATAAATGTATTTATTACAAAGAATAAACCGAATACTTAATTCTGTTACAAAATTCCGTTATCTTTATCAAACTGTATTCTAAGATCTTCACTTATATTATAGGTTAGATATGTAAGCACACACTCTATTTGTATTCCACTTTCGTATTCTGAAACAGACACTGATTCAGCTCTAACTCTTGGATCAAAATTTACAATAGTAGTAACGTTTCTTGTAATTGCGTCTTTAAGCTCTTGTGTTAAAGGTTCATACAATGCGTCCCATATTATACATCCAAAAGTAGGATCTGACAGCTTTTCACCTTGTCTAATATTAAAATGGTTGATAATGTCCTGTTTTATCAGTGATAAGTCAAATAATTGAAAACTGGAATTTTCAGGATTAATCGTGCTGAATCCTCTGTAAGCCTTTTGCTTTACAGGAGGTTTGGGTATCTTTGCTGATTTGATCTTAATTTCTTTATACAAGTCTGCCATAATAATATTTATTCGTTTGCGAATACCGTGGTTTGTGTTGTGCTTTTTACTTGAGCGGTACAGCTATAAGTGTCTCCTATCCTTGCTACCTCTAAATCATTAGCAAATACATCAGGACTATGTGTCACTATGTCAGTGGAATAAACTGGTGGACAATGTGTATGTGGTTCATTTAGGTCAGTTTTTCTGTGTATTCCATGTCCAACCACAAATACATCAGAACTACCTGTTTCAGTTAAGATGTCTCCTGGAGCAACACAGATAGGGTGTACCGTGTTTACTATATCTCCTGATCCTTTTGTTCTAGCTATTAATGGCATTATGAAACCTGACTCACTCCACCCATTCCAACGTTTACAGGTGTTGGTGGTGTAACATCTGCTAAAGGTGTAAGATCACCGTTTTTAATTCTTTGCCAATAACCTTTACCAGAGCTGATTCTTTTTGTAGTTTTGCTTCCGTCTATATCAGCATAACCTACAGCATTTTTGAATTGAGATCCTAACGAACTAAAGTTTGTTGTCTTCCAATTAATAAATCCTGCTTTAGGACCTTTTGTCAAATATGCTACTGCTAGTTTACAAGCATTTTTTGGATCATTAGCTAACTCAGGATTTTTGTAAATGTCAACGCCAGCAAACCCGCCATAAAGTTTGTAATTGTCTGTACCAGTAAGTTGAATCAATCCCCTACCTCTGTATCTCCATCCATCGCCTGTTTCAGGTCCACCGTTGCCCATTCTACTTCCGTACACAACACTTGCTATTTCTACAGGCTTTCTGTGTAAGTCCTCAGATAATTTATATCCTCCTGGTTTTTTAAACATTTTAAATGTTGCTCTTAGTCCTGCCGCACTATAATTCATATTCTCACTTTTAGGAACAAAGTTACTTTCTGCTTTTATTTGAGCACACGCCATTGCCAATGCTTCTCCTGCTCCATCAGGAGTGGCTCCACTTTGTAATGCTTTCACAGGATCAAGTCCTAATGCCTTGATCAGTTCACTAAGGAAAAATCTTTCAGATTCCAAAGGAGATATAGGATCATTAGGCTGAGTGCCAATAGAGCCATCATCATTGGTTTTGAAAACTTTGTTAATATCAACCTTTTCAGGATCCGAATCTCCTGCTCTGAACACTCCCGAAGTGCTATTACGTTCTGGCATGTCTGCTTCTTTTTCCAATGTAGGTGCTGACTGTCTTAAAGAAGGAGATGTTTGTTTTATACTGTCCATTTCAGCTGGTGTATATGCTGTTGGATTGAAACTTTCATGTTGATTCCAAGGTTCATGTAAAGGCACCCTTCTTGGAGTTAAGGCTTCTTCAGCATCTGATGCTCTTGTTGCGTCAGCTGTTACTCTAAGTCCGTCTATAACTACAAAATCCTTATCACGTACCTCGTCATTATCGTCTAGTGCGTTACCAGTAACTGGTCTTGTAAACGTATCGCCTATAACATCTGCTTTGTCAGCAGTCGTAGCCGGTTGGCTAGCACTATTCATGTGTATTTGTGTTGCTGTTTCTTTGTGATTGCCACCGGATAAAATTTCTGTATCTCCAGTAAGAGCATCCAATTTATTGTCTACACGGCTACTAATTTGTGTGCTGGAATAGCTGGTTAGTTTATTATCTCCAAGTGTGTTAAGATTAAACGCTCCATTGACTGTTTGTCTATAATCGCCTACAACTTTGCTATGGAAGTTAGCATTGATAGCAATATGTCCGTCAGTACCTACCTGTAGATTATAATCTCCATCAATGGTACATCTTCTTGTTCCTGCTATTTGTACATCTTCATCTTCACCAATTGCTTTTTGTCTAGCACCACTTACTTTCAAGTCTTGATTTATTCCCACAAATTTTGTGTCATTGTTATCAATCCTTACGTCATTATCAACAGCGACGTGTACCTTTTTATTACGCAAAGCAGTGAGGTTGAAATCTCTTCCTGCTAATATATTAATATCTCTGTCTGCTGTAATGTTTAAATCAGTTTCGGTTCTTATATTGATACTGTCACTTGCGTAAATATCAATTTTACCATTAGATGTCATTTCTAACCAAGAACTTCCAGTAGCGTTTCCAATATAAATTATGTCTTCTGAATTATGTAAAAGTATCTGATGCCCTGTTCTAGTCCTTAATCTAATATGTTCATCAAATGGTATTTCAACATCACCACGTGCCGCGTTTCTTGGTATACTTTCTATATCATAATATAACGCCGCATTGGATCCTGCTGGTCCTTGTCTAATAATTGTAGGATCTCCGTCATCCATTACAAAACTTGAACCACCTAGTCTGCTTCTATAATATTCAATAGACTGACCTTTTTCTCCGTATTTTCCTTTTGGTGCTCCTGGTCTTTTATCAAGAGGTCCGGGAGTATTCCATCCGTATACTGTATTCGGAATATCTCTTCTCGCACTAGAAGTCGTTTGTCCTCTTATAGGATCCTGTAAAAGTCCTTGTGTTGACAATACCCTTGAAAACAAAGGATTGTGTGAGCGTATGTAAGCATCAGGATTTTTTCCTTTGTGTATGTTAGATTGCTTTTTGTTGTATTCTGCTGTAGGTAATCTTTTTCCTTTTAAATCAGCTGAAAGATCATCTTGATATATTCCTACAGGTTTAGTAGTAGGTGTTGAGCCAGGCACCATGTGATTCATGAACTCGTCCTGTATACAACCAATCCAATAACACTGGTTGGGTTGATTTTCAACAAATATAACTAAAACTCTTGTACCAGGATCTGGTGGTACTGCCCAAAAACCGTAACTTTGTTGTGTGCCAGAATACCCGAAGTTTTTCTGATTGCTTTCAACATCATTAACTCCATAAAAAGGACTACAATAATATGCCGTAAACAATTGGCCCGGAGGGAAAAGTTCGTCACCTCCCGGATTTGTAAAAGATAAAAGTTCTACCTTCAGAGCTCCCATCCTTTTAGCATCAAGGTGACTGACTACTCTAGCTATAAAAGGACCGTTATTACCTAACTGGGAGGGATCAGCTCCGGCGGTTCTTTTGACTTCGTTAGCCATTACAAGCCACCTCTAATTCTACCAGCCTGATCTACATCGTTTAAATCAAGTCCTTTTAGTCTTTCTCTTTCACTAAGATTGCCTTGCTTTATCAATTCCTGTTCCTTGTTATATTCTTCTAATTGTTTGTTATATGTTTTTAATTCTGCTTCAGCTAATTTTTTGTATTCTTTGTAAGCAGGTATTTCTAATCCTGTAATTCTTCCATCCATATTAGCATCTGCTTGTGCTTTTGCTACTGCCTCAGGATCTTTTCCTGCTTTTGCTTCATCTATCTTTAACTGATGAGCATTTTTAACTTCCAATAGCTTTTTGTTAATTGCGGCAAGTGACTCGTTCTTATCTTGATTCTGTCTTCTATAGCACAAAAGCTCTTGGGTGAATTGATTGTTTCTAAAAGAGTTATTTACTTCGTACACGCTATATAAACCACTAAACTGTTTTACAGTTTCATTCTTTAATCCTCTAGCACCAAATTCGTCAATGTCTATAGGAGTCTTAAAATTAATTATTATATCAACCGAACCATTTTGGTAATTCATGGTTCCGTCCTGTGTAATGTTGATAAACTGTGACGCACTTGAATTGTAGTTTCCTGTACCACTATCTGTAAGAAAGTACGGATCCCCCATAATTGTTAAAGAAGCATTAATTAAATCTGCCGGACTGTTTACTAATGCGTCTTGGAATGCTCTCGCAGTTCTTACAGCAGGAGTTTCTCTGACTGCTCCCCTTGTTTGCTCACCTTTTTGTGTTTTGGTGTATTCGCTGACAAAATATGCTGTTCTAGGATCACTGCCTGATCCAAGTCCTTGAGGAATACCTAAATCTGGTGGTTCGTTAACTACTCCGCTTGAAGCTGTATCATTATTGGCAGATCTATTTCCAAAATCATTTGCTATGGCTGTAAAAAAAGCATTGGTAAAGTTTATTTCAAAATCTAATACGTCATGATTTTGTCCTGTGTAAATGTAATCGTACTGTTTACATGCTTGTGTCCTTAGATAAGCATAACCAGGTGGAGGATCATTTGGTAGCATAAACACAGATTGATGAACTTGATAAGGAACTACCTTGTACACATAGATTCTAGGATGCCTTCCTGTCAATGCTTCGTTTTGTGGAGAATCTAACACATAGGTTGATGTTTCAATCTTGAACCAATCGATCATGCCTGTAATAGGATCTGCCGCCAGCTGGCCATCGTTAATCAAACCTTTTCCAAAATCACTAACCAAAACTAGTTCTTCAATAATTCTTTGTATCTTGGTGCCACCCTTAAATTGTATAGTTCTTATTTTTGGATCTATTGTTGCTTGATTACGTTTAAGTGTTTTTGTTTTATCATCATAGGCGAAAGCAGATACAGCGAAATTAGTCGTACCTGGTTGTAAACTTC